CATTAGAAGAAAAATATGGTAAAATTAACATAGACCTAAAGGATGGGTCGTATGAAGAAATTAAAGAAGAAAAATAATGAGTTTTCAGGATATGAAATTATATGCAATGAATTTTTCAGCGTTTACGTTGAGTTTTACTAATATAGATATGGTTTTAAAAATCATACTGCTTGTAGTTACTATCCTGTACACTGCTCACAAATGGTATTTAATGTATGAAAAAAATAAGCGAAAACATAAGTTATAAGGAAGCAGTACGTTCCGAAACAGCTAAACGTTTAGGTATATCAAACAAACCTAAAAAAGAACATATTGAGAATATGGAGTTAATAGCTGAAAAAATATTCCAACCATTAAGAGAGTGGGTAGAACATCCTATAAGAATAAATAGTTTTTATCGTTCAGAAGAATTAAATTCAAGAATTGGTGGTGCAATTTCATCGGCACATAAAGAAGGTTTAGCGATAGATTTAGATTCATTAGGAGGTAAAACAAATCTTGAAATGCTTCATTACATTAAAGACCATTTAGATTTTGATATTTTAATTAATGAATATCCAAATGAAGAAGGAGAACCAAAGTGGATTCACGTTAGTTGGAATAAAAAGAAAAACAGAAAACAAGTTTTAGAAATAAAACGCAAAGGCAGATACTACACATATACAGGCGAATGTAAAAGCTGTAAATGAAGCGTGTAGAATTTGCTTTTATTGAAAGGTTTGCTTTAGGTATATTAATTGGTTTTAGTTATTTGCCAAAAGATGAAGAAACAAATTTTGATGAATTAAATATATATGTAATTTTTATAGTATTACATTTTAAATTTTATAACGATGCCCATACCTAAAAAGAAACAAGGAGAAAAACAGAAAGATTATATGACAAGATGCGTACCACAATTAATGAAGTATCATCCAGAAAAACAAGCTGTAGCAATATGCTATAATGAATACAGAAACAAATAATAAAATGGCAACAAAGATTAGTGAAGATACAAACGTACAATTAGATTTAAAAACTATTGGAATTATAATAGCAGGAACAATATCACTTGCGAGTATGTGGTTTACTTTACAAGGAGAAATTTCTGATTTAAATAATAAAATAGAAAATTTTTCAGGAGATGAATTTGTGCAAAGAATGGAGTTCCAATTAAAAGATGAATTAATTAGAAATAACGTAATACAAATTGATAAGCTAACAGAAAATATGAAAGAGGATATTGAAGAAAATAAAGAAGCTATAAAAGATTTAGAAAATAAAGTTTTTAGAAGATGAAACATTTAATATATGTATTGTTTATTTTGTTATTGTGTTCAATAGGTAACGCTCAAGATTTAACATTATTACACATAAACGCAAAATGGAATCAATCAAATAATTACGATTTGAAAGGTTTAAAAAATTGTAAAGTTAAAATGACTTTATTAGAGGATTTAGTACCTTCTATGAAAGCACAAATAAAATCAGTACCTACTATTATTTTACTTGACAAAAACGGTAAACCAAGAGGACAATGGAAGGCAGGTTTAAGTTTTAAAGTAGAAGCAACAAAAGAAGAAATACAAGACAGAATTGATTTTATATTTAAACAATAATATTATGGAAACTATAAAACATTTACTGGGTTTTTGTGGGGAGCATTGGCATCCTAACATTTTTACAATTACAATAACATTAATTATTTTAAAATTAATTTATGAAAAATATATTAGCAAAACTATTTGGGGGAGCTGGAGGTAGTATAGCAGAAAAAATATCTGGTATTATTGACAAACATACTTTTAGTAAAGTTGAAAAAGCTCAATTTGAAAAAGAGATGGAGGAGATATTTATAAAAGCTGAACTTAATTTAGAAAAAGAAATAACATCAAGACACGCTAACGATATGGCTTCTGATAGTTGGTTAAGTAAAAACATAAGACCTTTACTAACTATATTTTCTTTATTCTTATACACACTATTTGCTATGATTGATGGAAACATAGGAGAATTTAACATAGCTAATCAATATGTAGATTTACTTGGGCAAATTGTTATAATGAGTTTAGGGTTTTATTTCACATCAAGAGGTATAGAAAAAACAGCTAAAATAATGAGAAAGTAGAATTAAATATTTTTTATATATTTGTTTAGCTTATAGCAAAACTTGCACAACCTAATAAAGATGGACGGTGCTTGGAACAGGTAACTAAATTATTTCTTTTTTGTAGGCTTTTTTCTTTCTTTCTTTTTGTCCTTTTTCTTTCTTTCTTTTTAGTTATTATAAAAACTATAGGTTATAACCAAAATTTATAATATATGAATTGTAGATACTGTAAAATTAAAATGTTATATTTAGGTAGTAAACAAAATGGTTTTTTCTACTTATGTAAAAAATGCAATAAGGTTATTCCAACTAATGAAAAAATTAACCAGAAGTAAATTAATTAAAAAACTTGATAAAGTATTTAGTTTATATATAAGACAAAGATATTCTAAAAACGAAATAGCTCAATGTTTCACTTGTGGCAAAAAAGCCCATTGGAAAAAACTTCAATGTGGTCACTTCCAAAGCCGTAAACACTATTCAACAAGATGGGATGAAATAAACTGCCAAGTACAATGTGCAGGGTGTAATGTATTTAAATATGGGGAACAATTTGTCTTTGGTAAAAACCTTGATTTAGAATATGGAGCTGGGTGTTCTGAATCACTTTACTATAAAGCAAAACAAATAACTAAATTTTCTACACCAGAAATTGAGGAGTTAATAACTAAATATAACTTGTTAATAAAGGACTTAAACTAATTTTTATATTTATATAGTTCTGTTACATTTGTCTTTGTCAAGAAAGGGGGTTAATTAAATTAGCTCCTTTTTTTTTATTTATTAAATAAATTGTTTATATTTATATTTCACAAATACAATAAATATGGCAACAGAAAGAACAATTTCCTATCACGAACACTACGTTCAAGTTGGTTTCTATCAAAACTTTATTAAAGACAAAGAGAAAGAAATCAAAGACTTAAAAAAACAATTAAACTTTAGTAATCAAGAAAATGAAATGCTAAATGCTAAATTGGAAGTTTCACAAAAAAACAGAATAACATTATGAACAAAGAAAAATTAAAAGAACTTTACGAGAAGTACGAATTAAATCCTAATCACTTTTTTAAACATCAACACTACACAATAATAACTCGTGCAGGAATAGATGCAATACAAGCTAAAGCACAAATTAACATTACTTATGATGTAATTAAATGCGAACCTAACTTTGCAGTATTCAAAGCTATTGCAACCAAAGGAGATTCTAAAATAGAAACTTTTGGAAGTGCATTAAAAGGTGTAGGTTTTAAAGATGGTTCTACTAATTCTTGGTATGTAGCTGAAATGGCAGAAAAACGTGCAATGAGTAGAGGTGTATTAAAATTATCAGGTTTCTATGAACTTGGTGTAATGTCAGAAGATGAATCTGAATCATTTAAAAAGAAAACTACAAAAGAAGAATTAGTAACTAAAATTAAAAAAGATGTATAAAGAACATAACGCATTTGAAAATCAAATATTTGACCACTATAGACAAAAAGCAAAAGAAATAAATAAAGCTATAGAACTATTAACTGAACACAATTATACAGTTATTGACCATCAAGGTAAATGGATTACAAAAGAAAATAATAATAAATGATTAAAATAAAAGAAGAATTTAAAAGTTTAATTCCTGCTTTAACTAAAGAAGAATTTAAGCAATTAGAACAAAATTGTTTAGATGAAGGTATAAGAGAAAAAATACTTGTGTGGAATGGTTTTATTATAGATGGGCATAACCGTTACGAAATTTCTTTAAAGTGGGATTTAGAAATTCAAACAGAAACAAAACATTTTAAAGATGAAGAAGCTGTTAAAGAATGGATGATTCTAAACCAATTTGGAAGAAGAAATTTAAGCAACTATCAAAGAAGTGTTTTAGCATTACAGCTTGAAGAAGTTTTTAGTAAGAAAGCTAAAGAAAATCAATTAAGTTCATTAAAAAAAGGTGTTTCCGTTCCGCAGATATCTGCTAAACGGGAACCAATAGAAACAAGAAAAGAACTTTCTAAAGTGGCTAACGTATCACACGATACAATGGCCAAAGTAAAAAAAATACAAGAAAAAGCTACAGAAGAAGTTAAAGCAAAACTATCTACAGGCGAAGTAAGTATTAATGCAGCTTACCAAGATATTAAAAAAGAAGAAAACAAAAAACTGTTATTA